AGATCCATCTGGAGTTAAACCACTAACAGTCACAAAACGGTCACCAATAAGATTACCTTCAAATTCATGATCAGGAGTCCATTCTTTAACATTTAATTTACTAAATCTCATATTGAAAAGAAGCATACCTGCTGGAAACAATAATGGATCTGGAGTATCAGCATCAATAGTATTACTAGTTAATCCAGCAACACTGCCAATTTCTCGAGCATCAGCAAAAACAATTCCAGCTGGAGTTGTTTGATCAGTTAAATCAACCAATATCCAAGCAAGAAGAGTGCTATCCCAACGAGAAAGCTTTGGATAATTTTCAGTGTCAGTTGTATCAATCCAAAGATCATTATTAACAAGAATTGTTCCATCACTTTGTGTTATTGGTGCCGTTCCGCTAAGAAGAACACCCCCTGGATCTGTGCTTGGAAAACGATTTAGATAACCAAACCAATTGGTTCCATCACTTGCCATGATATCAACATCAAATGCAGTACTATACCACAGAGTTCCAGCAGCGGGATCACTTGTTGGTGGTAATAAATCAGCAACAAACACAAGATTCGACCAGGTATTTCCATCATATCTTCGTGGAACATGAGTACCATTTGTAGCATCATAGTTCACATACAAAGTGCCAACAACAAGATTAGTACCAAACGAAGCTTCTGCCTCAGCATCATTATCAAACAACGGAGAAAATATTTGAGTGAAGATTTGAGTAGTACCGTTGAACAGTTTTATAATATAATCAGCCCCCAAATTTGGGCTAGTTGTTTTAATCCATAAATGTCGATCATGAGCTAATGGAAGTACATTTGTTGGTGGAATGCCAGTATGTGGAGCATAAGTGACCGTAGCTGGTCCTGTTCCACCTCCTACTAAGTTAGTTGTTCCTACGGCGGTTACCCAATCCGGAGTACCAACTCTGTACCAAGTGCCAGATATTTTTTCAAACAATCCTAATAGATTGTTTCCAATATCAATAGCAAAATCGCCATCACTTCCTTGAGCATCGACAAGAGTATTAGTGACTCCAGAAACGTCAAAATCAAAAAAGCTTGGTATTATATTGGTAAACTGTGTAGCATCTCCTTGAAAAATACCAAATTCTGTATTGGTTAAATCCAACCAATAAGTTCCATTTGCTGGAGGTCCAACCGGAGAAGTATCCGATGGCTCTAGTTCTTCAAGTGGTATGTCGGCCCTAATAACAAATGCTCGATCTGCAATGCCAAGGTATTGCATAACTGCATGCAAACCATATTCGTTAAGTTCATCGCCATGTAATGGAGTTCCGGCCTGTTCAAGAAATACTGGCTCTCCATAACTTTGGATTAACTCTCTTTGACTTGTAATTAAACGTAGCTTTCCCGCTTCCTCAGGAACTGTTCCTGCGGCTATGCTCGTAGTTAGAAACGGATCACTGTCATCTGTGTTATCTTTGTTTGTTCGAGTAGCGAATATTACTAAAGGTATAGTACCTTCGCCTGCTCCAGCAAAAAAACTCTCATCAGATACCGTAACGCTAACGCCTGGTGATACTAATTGTCCCATTTTTTTTATGTCCTCTCAAATATTCTTTCTTCACTCAGAATCAAAAGAAATCTTCTATGGTATTTATTATCAGACATTATTTTCCACTGTTTTAACATCATGACTTAAAGTATAACTTTCCAAGTGCCTGGACGATAAAGCCCATCCACTGCTGGAATCCAATTCTGATCTAATGGATCCCATCTAAATTGTTTATTATCAAACAGATTTAATACAACAGTAGGATCAGATTCCTCACTGCTGTTAAAAGTAACAATCCAATCTGTTCCGTTAAATTCTATTATATCGTTGGCGGCGGCATTCAAACTTCCCCAGGCGCCAGTTGGGCTTCCAATAAGTTCATCATTCATATCACTAACTAAAAGATATCGTTGTCCAGTAAGAGCAGCGGCCAATATTCCATCACCAGGAAATCGTTCAAGTGGATCAATAATCGCCGTGATGTCTGGCACAATATTTGCTGGCAAGGTGGTTGGATCTACTGTCCAAATTATTTGATTTACATTTGTTGGATGCAAAGTTAGAGTACCAGTCACTCCTGTTGGGTCACCGAATTTTCTTTTCACAATCAACCTAGTCTCGCCAGGACGAAAGTCTCCAAACAAACGAATATAATCTTCCCAATTAAAAATATTACCATCCTCATCAAATTCACCACCCCTTTCATTCAAGAGTGTCAAAATATCTCCGTCAACCTGTAATATATGATTATTTGGTGTGATAATAATCTGTGCTAATAAATCACCTTGCTCCCATGCAAAATCTGAATCATCTTCAGGAAGTTCTGCAACTGCTCGTATATTAACAATAATAGTTTCAATAGCTCGCCTTTTAGTAAGCTCAGCTGGAGGATTAATCCAATATGGAATCTTAAATTGCATGCTGGCTACATCAATTGCTTCATCTGTTCCAAAAGGAATTGATTTAGATGACCAAGTTATTGCATCCTGCATTTCAATATCAGTAATAGCAGTCCAATCCAAAGCATTGTCGCTTGATTGAAGTTTTTGTGCTGGATTAAAAAGCATCATGATTTGTTCAGTTAACTGAAATTTTTGTTCAACATTACTGCACCACAGATCAAGTTGAAACATATAATCGTATGGAACTGGCATATGACGTTTTACAGTAAATCGATCACCAATCTCACCCTCATATTCTTGTGTCTCAGCATTAAATTTTCTTTCATCAACCAAGTCTGTTCTAACCAAAAATGGGTTCTGTCTTCTATCAGGAGCCATGTTTATTGATATTATATGAACAGCCATAAATGGCGTATAAAGCATTTTATTTTCTGAATGTTGTCTAATAATCTGATTAACCATACGACTTGTTTCGCCATATCTTACTGGAACCTGACGAAATAGTTCTTCACCATCCGCATTTTTTCCATTTTGAACGACAAATCCGCCAAACGTTCTAATAACTTGAAGAACGAGGCGACGTTGTTGTTGATCGTAAAAGAAATCCATATTGCTATCCAAAATAGATTAAACTATTATAGTTATATTTATAGATTAGTTTTTGGCTTTCGCACTTTTGGAGCAACAATTTTACTAACACCAATCTTTGAATCTATCAATCCCTGTGAAGTTGGAACTTTATCTCTATTATTGATGAATTTTTCGAGAATAAGATTGGCTGTTGTTAGTTTCTGTTTGAAATCTACTTCCTTACGTAACCACTTTGGACCTTCTCTTTTGAAAAGAACACTTGGTACATAATCTGTTCGTAAAAACCAATCGCCATCATCAAAATCTAATGGAAAAGCAGGACCACAACCAAGCAAATCTGCTCCATTAGGTGGCTCGCCATCTGTCATAAACAAATACGGAAGCCCTTGTTCAAATTCAGGCTCAAAAACATAAAGATGTGCGTGCTCAAGATTTCGATTTGGAACTTGTCTTTCTGCTTCAGCAATAATTGTATCACTAATTCTTATTTCTTCACCAAAGGTGCTTAGCAAATCTCTTAATGTTTGGCCAGTATCCTCTCCACTTCCAAAACCATCACCGTCAAATGAACCTGCATCTCTATCAAGCAAATCACTAAATTCTTGACTATCGGTAATCGGGCTCATTTTGATTCTCCAAATATGAGGAAACCAAGTTGGACTATATCCTTCCGATGCTCTATTAGCATCTTCTATTTGATAAAACTTCCGTGCTACACCATTATCGTTTATTCCATCATCTTCATCATCAAGCAAAAGATCTTCACGTAAATGAGGAACCTCTAAAACATCTCCACTCATTAACCTTCGGCCCATCAAATCAACCATATCATCTATATGAAATGAAACATAAAGAACATCAGCACTTAAGAAAAGTCCAAATTGACTTAAATCAAAATCATTATCTTGAACATTATAAACGCCACGTAATTCATAAATGTCATTACTGTATTTTCGATCTCTATTTTCAAGCAGCAGAACATCTTGAATTGTTGTGGCGCCATCACCACCTTGGATTGTCAAATCTTCGTTATCAGATCCTTGATCATGAACTCCTTCAAATTTATGAACAAGAAACGCTGTGCCACCAATACGAAATTGTTCGCTAATAGTGCGGTTAAAAAATTTAAAATCGTTTCCTTTACGTTGATTCCAAAGAGATAATCGTGGCATTTATTTTTCCTCTGTTTTTGCTTTAATAACTTTTTCAAGTGTTAGATACTTAATACGATCATTATACACATATCGCCATGTTTTGCCGCGCCCATTATCAAATCCAAATACCGTTTGACGTATTCCAATTTTTATAATAACACACTGTTCATCATTAAGAAAGATTATATCTCCTTCATTGAAATTTTTGTTAAGATAAAATAAAAGTCCACTAACAAAAGTAGTGACTAAATCCTTGGCTGCAAGACCAATAGCTATTGTTATTAAAGCAGTAATCCAAGCAATGGCTCCGGTTCCAAAAGTAATTTCAGGTAACATCTTATCCCTCCAATATAATAGCTTCTTCACATGCTTCAGATGGTTCTTTTCCTTCAGCCCAAGCTACTTTCCAAGCGTAATCAAAATCTTGACTTTCTGTCATATAATTTATAAGCAAATAACGATCAACACCCATCATAAAATCATTAAATTCACCATCATCTATTTCAGATGATTCCATTAATACGTCTTCATAATTAGATTCACATAAAATCATTTCACCATTATGAATCATAGATGACATTTCTCGTTTATCAACATAGTATTCATCATTAGCATCATGTTCTATTAAGCCATGTTCAACAAGCCAATGTGAATCCGTTTCATTAAGAACTGCCACCCAACGTATGCCACTATCAAAAAGATATCGATTACCAATTTCCACACCTTGAGTAGCAACCCCCAAATGAACGGTATCACCTTCTTGGAGAGGCTTTTCTTTCACATCTTCAATAATGTCTAAATATTTTACAATATCAGCTGCGCTTTCTTCTGTCATATTATCCTATCAACCTATTAAAAACCCGATCGGCTCTTCGCCAGATCCATATTCCAATATTTCATTTTCTAATCGTTCTTGATCAGTAATGCCTTCGCCTTTAAGCTGATCACCATTCAATGTTGTGCCTCCTTGAGGACCAACAATTTGACTAAATTTTCCTCGTCCCTCACCAAGCATTACTTTTGATACGGCAACTGAATAATCTATCATCCAGTTTTCAGCATAGATGTCCGTGATAATCTCATCATCAGATCTTGCTATGTAAACTTGCAACATTACAGTTTCAGGAGCACGAACATTTCTAATGATTTCTAATCTGTGTTGACTTGGTCGCCAGTTAAACATTATATGCTCACCAAAAAGTGTTCCAATCAATTCTTGATACTCAGTAAAGAGCCTAAAAGTAGCTAAACCACCCTGACGGCCTGCTTCAAGCAAATAGAAGTTTGTAAAAGCTGCATTAAATGGATCAAAAGTGACACCACCTTGGGTTCGTCCAAGCCCTCGCCTAAAAATCTCTCTTACTTCAACAATCTGTTCAGGAAGTATATATTCTGTTTTGCTTTCCTGCATTTCAAGAAACACATGTGCCTCTTCTACAGAATTCCCACTTAATTGACGAAATTTGCCTAATGATGTTCTAATAGCCTCGTCGAGTTCTTCAGGGCCTAGTTCAACATCAATAATATTACCAGCTAAACGAGTTAGCACGCGATTTGCTAAATCTTGTCGGATTTCACTCATCAGAAATTTACTCCATAGTTCTTACTGTATTTATTGATTACAGGGAACTAATGAAGCAAAATATCACTTTTTAGGTAGAAGAAGCATTCATCAGACTACGAATAAACTCTTCGCCATTAGGAAGGAGGTCTCTGCTGCCGATTGCAGCATAGATGCCTTTTGGAGGAATTCTCGGATCAAGTGGCCTATGCCATGCAGAAGTGTGTGGATTGAATCGAAGATATTCTCTTGTATTTTGCTCATATAATACAAGATTGAATTCCCATTCTTCATCTGTTAGGCCGTCTTCCATATCTTTCTCAAGATATTGATCAAGATACATTTGGCAAGCCCAAGCTGTGCCACCATTAACTCCCATCCTGTTATGTTTTTTATCGGGACCTATGCGGAACCGCTCAACCGCCGCATATGG